GCGTGGCCGTTGGTTATACGTACTTTAGTGTACCCATGAGTGCGCCTTCATCACTTTATTATCAATGTACAATTCACTCAGGAATGGGTGGAGTGATCAACGTAGTATAAAATATGCACAACAGGACTGTCGATAAAAAACGCAGAAATATAAATCTGCGAGAGATGCAAGTGGAAAATGTTCTGCCCGAACATTTTGCAACTTACTATCCAAAATTTATCTCACTGTTGAAACGTTATTATGAGTTCCAAGACCAGAACAATTCAACTGAATTGTTGAATCATCTTTTTGCTACTAGGGATGTCAACGAAACCGACATTACTTTGTTGAATTATATTGAAGATGAATTACTTTTGGGGGAAACATATTTTGAAGGGTTTGGTGATAAAGAAAACAATCCGGAAGAATTACGAGCTGCAGCCAATTTTTCAAGCATCATGTTTCGTTCTAAGGGAACCAAGTTTGCCATAGAATGGTTTTTTCGATCCTTTTATGGTGAAGACGTTGAGGTTTTGTATCCCAAAGAAAACATTTTTAAAGTCGGCGAAGTCGACTCTCAGATAGGATCTGATTCTTTAAAATATATCACAGACGATAAACTCTACCAGACATTTGCACTATTGGTTCGAACCGGAATTTCTATAACTAAATGGAAAGATGTTTTTAAACTATTTGCACACCCAGCTGGAATGTATTTAAGTGGAGAAGTAATAATTTCTGACGTTGTTAGTTCTCCGGTCACACTTACAAACGATTCTATCATTACATATGAAAATATTGCTTATAATTTTTCCGCAACAACAACAGTGAGTGAAGGCGTGCAGTATTCTTTTACAGTTAACACAACCGACACTAGGACATATAACACATATGATGCTGTATATTGGTATGGTGTGCATGGCACAACTGAAGATGCAGACTTTGGAGTTAACTTTAAAAACGGAGACACCGGGCTTCCATCTTTAGAAACTGCACAATATGTTGAAATAGAAAATGGAGTTGGTTCCTTTACAATAAACACTGTAATAGATCCTATAGATAATCCTCCAGAATCACAAGAACAGTTTACAGTTGTAGTTATAGACCGTAGCGGCCGAACAATCGCAACAATACCTTGTAATCTAAATGATGTTGTTCCGAACTGGACAGTCAACACAACTCCATCGATTATTGCACCTGAAGGAACCACCTTTGTGTTTACGATTGGTGGAACAAATTTACCATATGGAGGAGAAACTACTCTTAGGTGGTATTTGGATGGTTCTAGTCAAGCGACTGATGCGGATTTCGAAGGAACAATCCCAACAACATCCGGTGAAGCAGAAGAAATCATAATTACCGGCGGGACAGGTTCCTTTAGTATTAAATCGTTAGTTGATGGTTCCGCTGATAGTGGTGATGAAACAGCGGTATTTAATATTATCAACGAAAATAATGTAGTGGTTGCATCAGAGACCATAACATTACAAGATGTTGTTCCTTCAATAGTTGTTACGGTCGATGATGTTGTGGAAGGAACATCAATTCAGGCCAACGTGGTTATTGGTACTTATGCTGAGGGAGACACTTTAAGTTGGACTATAACGGGTGATGCTTCATCAGACAGTAGAGTTTCAAACAACAGTGGAACAGCAACATACGCACATAACAGTGGTTCTGGTATAACAATAACTGTGCCAACTTCTGCACTTTCAACATTCCAAGGTATAACTGCTGGGAATTTTGAGGTTGTTGATAACAGTATGATATCTTCTCCAACTGGTACTGACTCATTTAATATTGTAGATGAGGATCCTGTATACACGTTGTCAGCATCACCAGCTGGAGCAGGATCTAACGATACCGTAACATTTACAATTGGTGGAACCAATATTGACCCTGCACAAGATTACTATTTTTATGTAACTTTAGGTGACGGTAATGCAACCGATTTTGTCGATTCCCCATTACCAGAATCTGGCACGAGAAGATTAATAAGTGCTCCAGGCACATCTACCACATTAACTTACGCAACTTTGCCTGCAGATAGGTTTTATGAAGCCTTAATTAGTGAAACTATTAACGGAGCTCCAGTAGCAGACATATACATGGAAGCTTTATTGACTACGACATCGGTAACTCCAAGTGCTACAAATATTAATGAAGGTGATACCATCACGTTCACAATCTCAAATGCACCTGACGGTGATTGTAAATACTGGTTTACTGGTGATGTTAGTGCAAACGATTTTACCAGTATTACGACGAATTTGGGTAACACTGGAGGGTTTGCGGATATCAATTCACCCGCAAACGTTACTGTAACTGGAGGCGCAGCAACTATTACTGCAGTATTGAATAATGATATTGTTAGAGAAGGGGTTGAAACATTCACTTTAGTCGTGGGTTCTCCAGCTGTAACTCCAACATTCCAAACATCTGCGATTGCAGAAACAACGACAATTACCGTTAATGATACTTCTGTAGCTACATATAGTGTGGCAAATTACACTGATGATGTGTCCGAAGTTGTTGCAACAAGTGTAAACGAAGGTGACAATTTGTATATCGGAGTTACGATTAGTAACCAACAGCCGGTCGAAAACTTGTTCATTGAACTGACTGGGCCCGGAGCTGCTTATTATACTAATTCAACTGAAGTTGATACGAGTGTGCCGGGAGGAACATCTTATGCTGTTATTGGTGCATTGGCGGATAACAGTGTTCTTGACGGGCCTAGAGATGTTAACATTGGTGTCTATGTAAATGGTTATAGTGGATCTGGTGGAACTTTAGTAGCATCAACAACTGTAACGCTGAATGATAATTCCGTTACCACATCACTAACTGCGGTCAATCCAACGCCAGACCCAATTGAAAATGGTAGTACCATAACATTTGATGTTGATGTGACTAACATGGTATTACCCAATACTGTCGAAATTCGTTTGGCAGATTTCGAAACGGTTCAATGCGATCTAACGGTAGGCAATTCGATTATTTCGGCTTATGAAGACCCAATTAGTGCAGGAATTGAAATAGGTCAAGCCGCTTGGGCAGATCAGTCTGGTAAAATTAAAATCGGTGTTGTCGAATCAATTAGTCCTACGCCAACATCTGGTAAATACAATATACAACTGAACAATCTTGGAATTGTTACGACAGAAACGACAACTGTTTACTTTATTCCAGAAGAATCTGGTGCACAATCATTCGATTTACCATGGCAAGATGTTGAACTAACTACTCTCAAAACAACTTTCACAGTTGATGTTTTGGATCCGAACGAACTATCCGGTACTAGAGATTATACGTTTGCAGTTTATGAAAACGTTACTGATGCCGGATCCGCTTCAACAGCAACAGAAACAATAACTGTCCAACATTCAATTGTAGATTTAGGGGAATCACCTTATGTTATAATTTCTCCAGATGTTAGCGATTTTAATACAGCGCCATCAGCTTCTATTACTATAGGAAATAATGGTCGAATAAGTTGGAGCGGTGCGGTTGCATCTCGAAACAGCATCCCTTGGCCGTCTGGAACATCATATCCATGGATAGACAATTTGGTTCACAACACTTCTGACTATGCAGTTAGGTATTTAGATGAGGGTGGTCAACAACAACAATTCCAAACAAGTGATTTAAGTTTATTTTCAGATGACACTTCTTTGGCAGATACACCAACAGGGACATCTATAAATGGGTACTATACATTAAGCAGTTCTAGAACTTGGAGCGTAACAGACACAAGTTCAAACGGCGTTGAAGTTCAAGCTCGAGGAGTACTACAAATTGCAGATGTTGCTACATATACAGTACTTGCAGAAGTTAGACTTATATTAACAGCAAATTATGAGAGATAAAAATTATGAACGATAAAGACCCGATAAAATATGATTATGATTATTCTCGAGCTACCTATTATGAACTAATTGAAAAAGGTAAAGAGTCTCTTGATCTCATGATTGAAGTTGCACGAGAATCAGAACATCCTCGTGCGTTTGAAGTTTTATCAGGCCTGATTAAAAATCTTTCCGACACAAACGACAAACTTATGGATCTTAATAAGAAACATAAAGATATTAATATGCCCGATAAAAACGAAGCGAAACAAATTACAAATAATAATGTGTTCTTAGGGAGTACAACAGACCTACAACGACTATTACGTAATGAAGAAAAGGTGATTGCAGATGACTCAAGCCATACGAATGTCAAATGATACTTATCAATACAATCATCTAGTAAAGAAAGACGGTGTTGTTCAAGAATGGACACAAGAAGAGGTTATTGAGTATGCAAAATGTATGGGAAATCCCGCATATTTTGCGGAAACATATGTTAAAATTATTTCATTGGATAGGGGTCTTGTTCCTTTTTCTCTTTACCCCTATCAAGAAAAAATGTTCAAACATTTTAACGATAATCGTTTTAACATTGTACTTGCTTGTCGACAATCTGGCAAATCAATTTCATCAGTCGCCTATCTTCTCTGGTATGCAATTTTCAATCCCGAAAAAACCATTGCTGTACTGGCTAACAAAGGTTCCACTTCGAGAGAAATGCTTGGACGTATTACACTTATGCTCGAGAATTTGCCTTTCTTTTTACAACCTGGTTGCAAAACTCTTAATAAGGGTTCTATCGATTTTTCTAATAACTCTAGGATTGTTGCTGCTTCCACTAGCGGCTCTTCTATTCGGGGTATGTCTGTTAATTTGCTCTATCTCGATGAGTTTGCTTTTGTCGAGCGAGCAGCTGAGTTTTACACTTCCACCTATCCTGTTGTCTCTGCCGGTAAAGATACAAAGGTTATTATCACATCTACGGCAAACGGTATCGGAAATATATTCCACAAAATATGGGAAGGCGCGAACCAAGGGGTAAACGAATTTATCCCATTCCGTGTGGATTGGTGGGATGTGCCCGGAAGAGATGAAGAGTGGAAGTTGCAAACTATTAATAACACTTCACTTTTACAGTTCGATCAAGAATTTGGGAACACTTTTTTTGGTACTGGCGATACTTTAATAAACGCCAATACTCTTATGGAATTGCGAGCCAAAAATCCTATCACACATTTAGAGGGTGGTGATCTTCTTGTATATGAAGAAACACAACCCGAGCACGATTACATCATGTGTGTTGATGTAAGTAAGGGAAGAGGACAGGACTATTCTACATTTAATATCATCGACATTAGCTCGAGACCTTTTAAACAGGTGGCTGTGTATCGCTGTAACACTATCTCGCCCCTGCTCTTTCCTAATATTATCTATAAGTATGCGAAAGTCTACAATGAAGCTTACGTTGTAGTAGAATCTAATGATCAGGGTACAGTAGTTTGTAATGGATTATATTTAGATTTTGAGTATGAAAACATGCATGTGGAGTCTGTAACAAAAAACAAATTAGGAATTGAAATGAACAGAAAAACCAAACGTCTTGGTTGTTCAGGTATCAAAGATTTGTTAGAAGAACATAAATTAGAAATTGTAGATGAAAATACTATTTTAGAAATATCTACATTTATTGCAAAGGGTCAGTCTTATGAGGCTAGTGATGGCAATCATGATGACTTAATGATGAATCTTGTGATGTTTGGATTTTTCTCTACAGGAACATATTTTTCAGACTTAACGGATATTAACATGAAAGATATGTTGTTCAATCAAAGAATGCAACAGATCGAAAATGATCTTGTTCCTTTTGGTTTTCATGACGATGGTACTGATATAATCGAAGAAATTGAAGCTGAAGAAAAAATGAAACATCATGGATGGCAAATACCATTCGAACCAGATGTATGGTAGTGTCTAATTAAATATGTTAGAATTTCATAGTATATAAATAAATACATTGAGTTTAATCCGTATTATGTAATCTTATTTATGTTAACGAAAAAAGGACACGATTATGGCATTTTCACCATCAGAGTCTCCAGCAGTCACAGTCAGAGAAGTTGATCTATCAGGTATTGTGCCTGCTGTTACTTCATCTACTGGTGCAATTGTTGGGGATTTTAACTGGGGACCAACCAATCAACCGACGCTTGTGGGAACTGAAGCAGAATTGGTTAGTAGATTTGGTTCTCCATCACTTGTAGTTGACAGTGACAACACAGATTTCTTGTCAGCTACAGCATTCTTAAAATATTCTGGATCATTGTATGTTACTAGAGGATTAGATGCTACAGCTAAAAACGCTGTCGACTCTGATACTCCATCTGCAGTACCAGTTGTTGAAAATTTAGCTGACTGGGACACTAAGAAATCTAGTTTTGTCAATGACATCAATAGAATTATTGCAAAGTATCCAGGCAAGGCCGGTAACTCTTTAGCAGTTTCTATTTGTCCTTGGTCTACTAGTGATACAGCGTTTTCGGCTTGGACTTATGCTCCTCAGTTTGATGCTGCTCCGTCTACATCTTCATATGTAGAAACCCGAAGCGAAGATGGTGCGACTGCACACGATGAAATTCATGTTGCAATCATCGATGAAGGTGGTAAGTTTAGTGGACAACCAGGCACTGTCTTGGAAACATGGCCGTTTTTATCACTCGCTACTGACGCTAAGACTCCTGATGGATCTAGTAATTTTGTATTAGATGTGTTGAACAACAAATCTGCATATGTTTGGGCTTCAGCAATTGATGCAGGAAGACCTACGAATGTATCAGCTGCAAATTTTGCCTCAGATACTGTAACCGACAACACTGTTAGAACACAATCATT